TGGAAGGTGCGACTATTGCAAACAAAAAAGGGAGGTAACCGAGCCAAGAGACTTTGGCATCAAGGAAAAGGTCACCCCCGAAGAGTTTGATAATTTTCTTAAAAATTTAATGAATTAGAAACAACAAAAAAATGAACGAAGAACGCTGGGACTATATCGCATCCATGCTTTACTCTTACTTAGAAAAAGAGGATGCGGATAAAATTTTAAAAGAAATTAAGGGGTGTGTTAAAAAGGAAGGTGGAAAAATGAAAAAAAGAATTCTTTGCCCTAAGTGCGAAGGGAACGGTAGCCACGAAGTTCTTTTTTCTGGTGAGATGTTTTTAGTAACCGCCGGTATTCCTATGATAAGAAAATCCGTTGAATGCAAGGTTTGCGAAGGAAAGGGATATCTTGAGGAGGATTGCAAGCTTGACAAAATAAGGTGAAAAGGTAAAATAGGCTTAGTCAAGCCAAAAAGTCAAGGGCAAGTCAAGTTATGAAAAACCCAAAAGAGTCAAAGTTAAGCGGGGAAAATTTAGATTTGTATTGTGCGATAATTGATCATGTTAATGGCCTTAAAAAAACACTAGAGGGCAGGGTGTTAACTATTGCCGAAGCCTCTACCCAAGACCCAGAACAAAGAGCCTCCCTGAAGTCACTTGTGCGTGAGGCCATCTGGATGGAAACCCACTGGAGCAGTAACCTCCTAGAAATGGTCGCGGAGCATTTAAAAATACCCAAGGACCAGGAAGAATAATTTATTAGTTAATTTTAAGCCCTTGACTTTTTAGGCTGAAAAGGTAAAATAAAAATGCAAGCTAAACTCATCACAAAAATAATTTTAGAGCCTTTAGTCTTGGCGGTTTTGCAGGCAAAATCGCCTCGCATCAGGGAAGTGATGAGCCCTGGTTTGCGCCGTCAAGACTAAGGGCTTTTAATTTTAAAAAAACATGAAAGAAAAACCAAGTTATTACGCAATCTTAACCGCTGAAGTAAGGTATGCAAAAAACCTCACGATGTTTCAAAAAATTCTCTATGCTGAGATGACGGCGCTAGCAGAGAAAGAGGGGTTTTGTTGGGCTAGCAATAAATATTTTGCCGAGCTTTACGATAAATCAGAAAAATATATCAGCAGCACAATTTCTGATATGAACAAAAAAGGATACATAGACACATTTATAAGCCAAAAAGACGGGATAACCAGAAAGATATACATTGGAGCTACCCATAAAAATCTGGATAGCTACCCAGAAAAATCTGGGGAGACCTACCCAGAAAAACCTGAACATAATACTACAAGTACTAATACTAAAAAAGAACGGGAACCCTCTTACGAGGATTCCCTTACCACTTATAAGACAAAGTAAAAAAGATTATCGAGACTTGACAAAATAAAACGAAAAGGTAAGATGGAAATGCAACAAATTAGGATTCAAACTATAAAAAAAGACCTATTCAACTGGCGGTTTGCTCGCAAATCGCCGAGCATAGAGGGTTTGAATCCCCCTTGTTGCACCGTCAGTTGAGTGGGTCTTTTTTTAATACAAAAAAACATGGAAAAAACACTAAGAAAAGAGGGGGTACCGTTTGTGCAGGTCGCAAACGAAGTACTAAATAGTGAAACTTTAACATTCAAAGCCAAAGGCCTTTATGCGTTTATTGCATCAAAGCCGGACGGGTGGCAATTCTCCATTTACCGGATAGCGCTACAAACAAAGGAGGGGAGAGACTCAGTTTCAGCGGGATTAAAAGAGTTAGAAGATGAGGGATGGCTAGTTAGGATGCGGAAAAATGACGGAAGAGTGGAGTATGTTTTATATAATTCCATAAAACCAGCATCAAAAAACCCCACAACTAAACCAAAACCGGAAAATCCCACTGTGGGAAAATCCCAAAGTGGGAAAATCCAACCAGTAAGTAATAAAGAGAATATAGCAATAAAGAAGAGTATAGACGACACCTCTTACGAGGCGTCGCTTACCACTTATAAGACAAAACAAAAAATCTATAAACAAAGAGGATTAAATTATAAACCTAAGAAGTCTCGTTTTATAGAAGTAGGAAAGGTAGTTGAAGAGTTCCGCGCCGCCGCCAGCGCCAGAGGATTCAACCTCCTAAAGTCGGACGGCCAACGGAATAAAAGAATCCGAGGACAGATTGAGGCGCTTTTGATAGCGGGTAAAGACCTTAAAGGCCTTATAAATTGGTGGTTTAGAGGAGAAGGTGATTATTGTGGGTATGCTCCCGAAAACCTTTTCACAGAAAGGACTGTCGAAACCTACCACGTAAAAAATAAAAAAAAGGAAGTTAAGGACACAACACCAGACTTCCAAAAATTAAAAGAGAAATGGAAATCACAAAACAAGAACCAGAGAAAAAGGTCTTAGCCACCTTATATCTCGATCCCAATAAAATATCCGGCCTGAAACTAAAACCGGAACACTTCACAACAGAAGAACACGGCAACGTGTACGACACAATAAGACAAGGATACCTTAACGGGCTTAAAAAAGATGACATAAGAGAAGATGTCCGCAAACTTGGCTTCACCTCAAGCTACTTCACCGAGGCGTCCATGATAGACTCCGACTTTCTTTTCAGTTGTGACAAGGTCTTGAAAAATTATCACTACAGGGAATTGCACCGCTCCTTATCAGAATCTCTCCAGGAAATTGCCACCTCTCCAAGAGATATTCAGGAGGTAACTAAAAAAATACAAATAAAGCTCCTAGAAAACCAACTTGAAAATAAGGAAACCGAAACCCCAAGCCAAATTCTAAAAGAAATTGAAAAAGATCAATTAGAGTATTATAATAAAAAAGCTCAAGGGTTGACTTGCCTTGGAATCCCAACCGGCTTTCAGTTCCTGGATGATGCTATCGACGGTCTAAGGCCCGGCCACCTCTGGCTAATAGGTGGCTACACCGGCACCGGGAAATCAACCTTCATGCTCCAAATTCTGAAAAACATTCTAGAAAACTCTTATAAAGTATCCTTATACTCCCTAGAAATGGGAGGTAAAGACATAATAACAAGGATACTAGGGATGGAATCAGGTCAAAATGGCCAACACCTAATTAAGGATGTTGATGATGACTTTTTTCATAGGGAATACGAAAAGGCAGCAGAAAGAATCAACGCCTACCAGCTTTCCATTCACACAAAAAAAAGAGATATTGAACAAATAGCCCTCTCGATGACCGAAGAAGCCGAAAAGGGAGTTGACGCCTTTGCTCTAGATTATGCGCAAAACCTTGACTATGGAAAAAAGTCAGAATATGAAGCTCTTACTTACGCCGCTAATGTTCTTCAGGACGTTGCCAAGCTAACGAAAAAACCAATAATCCTTCTTTCTCAGGTGAATAACGAATCGGTAAAAAACAAATCTGAGGTTATGGGCTATAAAGGAACTGGCGCCCTTCCTCAAGTTGCTGATTTAGCCCTTGAACTTGCCAGAACAGAAACCCAAGAAGAACTTGAAGAAAAAAAGGCCTATGGAAATTACAATTATGAAGTGATGGCCAAAATTAGGAAAAATAAACACGGTATAACCTTTAATAAACTACTAGACTTCGATCCAGTAACAGGACAATACAATGAAACATTCCCAAACTAACCGTTTTGTTTGTTGGCTAGAAGCTTATGAAAAAACTAAAAGAGTGGCACAAAGCAGTTTGCGAAAAGGCAAACTATAGATGCCAAAAATGCAGAAAAGATTTTAGTTATCCTTGCTACTTTGACGGTGACGTTAACCAATACGTAACGGGCCATCATGTTAAATCGCAAAAGGCTCACCCAGAACTTAAATTTGAGGTAAGCAATGGGATTTGTTTGTGTTTGGAATGCCACAACGGCGTTCATTCTGGCAACTTGACATTATAAAATACACACAACGAAAGACTTGACATTTTTTTTCAATCTGCTACACTAATTAAAAAGCAGGGGTGCATTAACGAGCGCTCTATTCATCCCCCTGCTTAGAGCGCTTTTTAATTTAAAACTATGAACCAAAGAGACCTCTATATTCAAGAGAGAGAACTGGAAATCTTGATGGAAAGAGAGTTGATATTTGGAGGCAAGCTGTACAGCCCCCACCAAAAAAAGCATTACCTAGAACAATTAAAAAAAAGAAATGACAACACTAATCAAGATTCTATTCAGCGCACTGAGCGCTTGGCTAATAATTAAGGGCTTTGTTGCTGATTGGCACTGGGCCTTAAGACTATTGTCTTTTGCTGTCGGTCTAACCTTAATCCCTTATATACTATGGCCGCCAAGAGTTGATAGAATAGGAGAGGAATGAACAAAACAACGCTTAAAACAGGGGAATTAAATAATTGTGAAAACTGTCTAAGCACTTACGGAGAGTACACCCTTGACGGTAATAGTAATTTTTCAGAGTATTGGGGTAAGTACACAACTTACGAAGGAGAGGAAATCAAAAAACCAAAAGGGCTTTGCCAATTTTGCAACCCTAAAAGCCGATATTATATTGAAGCCAAAAAGGACGAAGAAATCATTTGCAAAAATAATTATTAAGTAAGGTATATGAAAGTATATATTATTAAGTCTGATAAAGATTTAGAGAAGTATAGAGATGATTTTGGTTACCACATAAAAGGTAATGCAAAATTTGAGTATTCTGCTGATTTTGAGGGTAGATTAAAAGTTGATGGTTATTTACATATCGAAGCAGGTGGGTATATCGAAGTAGGTGGGTCTATCGAAGCAGGTGGGTATATCGAAGTAGGTGGGTCTATCGAAGCAGGTGAGTATATCGAAGCAGGTGGGTATATCAAAGTAGGTGGGCATATTAAAGCAGGTAGGTCTATCAAAGCAGGTTGGTCTATTAAAGCAGGCGGGTCTATTAAAGCAGATGAGCATATTAAAGTAGGTGGGTCTATCGAAGCAGGTGGGTATATCAAAGTAGGTGGGTCTATCGAAGCAGGTGGGTCTATTAAAGCAGGTTGGTCTATTAAAGCAGGTTGGTCTATTAAAGCAGATGAGCATATTAAAGTAGGTGAGCATATCGAAGCAGGTGGGTATATCAAAGCAGGTGGTTCTATCGAAGCAACAAAAGGTATTTGTGCAAAGAATGAAATTTAAAAAGGAGGATAAATGATTTGTAAATTTTGCTGGCAATCAGTAGGGCACAAGGCGGATTGCCCAGGAAGATTCGCCACCTTGAATCGTTGTGAGTATTGCGGGGAGTCCTTTAAGCATAAAGGCTCTTGCCCCCACCGAACAACGCTTCACCAGCTCATTGACAAATTACAACGCAGGTTCCCAACCGTAAAAAAGGAGGTGTGGATTGACATCTGGGCGTAGACTGGTAATAGACATGACCATCACCGGCAAGGGGGATAGAGCCCCAAGAGACATTTTCCAGGAGTTTATCTATAAAATGGAAATCGCGGGCTTTAAAGTTGAGGCGTTAATCTATGAAGAGAAAGGAGCACAAATCAACGGCGAAGGCCGGATTGTGGGGGCGTAATGTGCAAATATAATTATGAAAAAGCTATCTGCCCTAAGTGCTTCCGAACCGCCAAACTAGAAGGTCATCATTGGCTACCCCGCCGATTCTTTAAAGAAAGAGGGGCAAAACTGTTTCTTTGTCATGATTGCCATGTGGAGCTAGAAAGAATAATCCCACGATGGCGGAAGCTTAAAATCCACGAATACCGAGACATAACAATGCTTTGGATGCGTGGAGGAACCCCAACCGTAACAAGGAGGTGAGTATGTGCCACAACGAAGAAGGCGACATTCGCGATGATTACGATCAGCCCACTGACGAGCCGGAGCCCGAACCGGAAGAACGCTGGGGCTGGGACAGCGTCGACGACTAAAAGATCGGGGGAGTGCAACGACGCTCCCCCCACTACTCCCCCAATCTGTATGATTGGACATATTTTCCCCCTAAACCTAGAGTTTGGGGGAGTGGTGAAAACTAAAAAAAACAAATGAAAATCATTCTCACCGGAAACCCAGCTATCAAGAAAAACAGCCGGCCGATATACAAAACTAAAAGCCGGCTGATACTAGGAAAAAGCGCAAATCTCAAAGAAGCGGAAAAGCTTGCTCACTATGAAGCACTAAGCCAAAAGCAAGGACCGACAATTGACTATCCAATATCAATTAAGTTTCTTTTTTACCGCAACAACAAGCGCAAAGTAGATCTATCTAATCTATATGAATTCCCGCAAGACATTCTAGAAGGGGCTGGGATCATAGCAAACGACAACCTCATAGAGTCGCACGACGGATCGAGGAAATTATACGACAAAGAAAGCCCGAGAACAGAAATTTATATAAAAAAATATGAAAGTTAAGGAATTAATCCCAGGGCTCCCTACCCCGAGACCAAAAGAAGAATATAGAGAATTCTTTATCCGGTGTATCAAGGACCACCGAACCAAAGAGAAAATTAAAGCCCCAAACGCAAGAGCAGACTATTGCGCTTTCGCTTGGGAGAACAGAAAAAAATGAAAAAATTTGAGGAAATCGTTTGGTCGCTAACAATCCTTCTAATGGCGACAGCAGCCTTGATATTAGTGGTTTTTGCAGTATTAGCTATGAGACATGCGACAAATGAGCTCCACGAAGAAAACGAAGAACTCCGCCAAAAAAACAATGAGCTCCGCCAAAGGTGACAGTTAAACAATATAAAATTCTCAGTAACTTTCTATGAAAGACGAAGAGTTTAGGAGTAAATACAAACTAAAGAATTACACCAGATCCCAAATCAAGAAACTCAAAAAACAAGTAGAAAGGACCAACGAAGAGGTGATGTTTATAGTTGACGGGAGGTTGGTGGTAAAAAGTAGGATAGTTGACGGCCGTCCTAGGCGGGGGAAGTCGTTTAAGGTCAGACAAATTACCCGAAGAGATGACACGCTCTCCTAGTACGGGAAACAAAACTGGCCGCACCGCCTTATAAAAAAGAGCATAAACTTAACTTATTACAGACCCACGAGAGGGAGTATAAAAAACATTCTCAATAAATATGAAACAATCACAAATCAGCATCGAAAAAACCGACAATGGAGTGCTTGTTACAACCGTGGGATTTAGAGTACCTTCACAAAATGGGAAAACAATTTATGAACACAACGAAGTCTTGCCAGTAGGAGACCGAATTAAGCCCGGAATGACAGTTTTATTCGGACAGGATGTAAAAATTACACAGAAATTCTATGTAAAAGACATAGAAGAATTAATTGAATACCTTAAAAAACTAAACTAGGCACGGTGGGGGTTGCTAATCATCCCCACCCTTTCCATATATTATAAAGAAAAAACTATAACAAAACCGCCTTTAAAAATTAATATAACTTAATGCAACCAAGAAAAGACAAAGTGCTAATTAAAGTTAAGGACCGCCAAAAAGCAATTGTTGTCCAGTCAGAAGACACCCAGCATAAAGTATTAGAGGTGGTTGAAATCGGACCAGACGTGAGCAAAGACCTCAAGAAAGGTGACTTAGTGAAAGTCAGCCCTCAAAATTTAATCGCCTTTAGCGAGAAAGGTGAAAATTACATCCTAGCTAGCGACGAGGATATAGTTGCTAAAGAATAAAAAAATGGAAATTATAGTCGTCCAATTCAACCAACCCAAACTCACCACCGAGACTATCAAGTCTATCAAGAAGCACACTAAAGGACCTTATAAGCTAACAGTCCACGACAACTACCCCCAAAATGAAAATCTGGCGATTGTATGGAATAGACTAATAGAACAAAGTGACGAGGAGATTATTTGTCTTTTTAATGATGACGCTGTAGCTGAAGAAGGCTGGGATAAGATGCGAGAAGTCCTTAAGGACCCTAAAGTGGGAGCGGTGGGCCCAACAACTAACAATTGCGGCAGCGAACAAAAAGACATGCCCAGGTCTGACAAAATCCAAGAGTCTAAAGACATTTCTGGGTTTTGTTATTTGTTCCGAAAGTCAGTCTGGGAGGAAGTGGGTAGATTCCCTGAGGACTTCCCTTTTTACGGCCAAGAGTCTATATTTAACCGCAAACTTCAAGCAGCAGGATATAAATTAATGATAGACAGGCGCGTTTTTATCTACCATCACAAAGGACAAAGTTACAAAAAAGCAGTAAAGGACGGGATAGTCAAGGATGATCAGCGCACAAGAGGGGCGTTTCATTATTGGAACTTTCTTGACAGACTAAATAAAGTTAAACACCTCCCCAAGCCGGTAATTTTGGGAGCGGGAAAAGGCAACCCCTTCCCGACCTTCATGGGAATAGACCAGTTTGTTTCTGATTTTGGTGGTGTTCACTTACCATCCGAGGCAAGTTATGAGGAGATAATGAGCCACAAACCCGAGATAGTAATTGTAGTCCAGTCTCGTTATATACCAGAATTACTACAGAACGTCCTCAAGCTTAGAATGGCGGGAGTTAAAACAGCACTATATTTCATGGACCTCCGAGAAAATTGGAACTGCCCGATACTGCCTTATGACAATGTTTTTCTTTGTGCCGAAGGATTAGTGGAAAAATGGAAAGAAAAATACAAAACCAACGTCCACTGGCTCCCCCAAGCCACAATTCAACAACCTGTTATCCCCGAAGGGAAGGGTTACCACCTTGTCCATATTGGGGATTTAACTAGCCACATCCACGAAAACAGAAAGAGAATAGCAGACCAACTAAACCCGAAGCAAATCAACGAAGTGGACCGCGAAAAGAGAGCGAAAGTTGTCAGTGAGATGTGGGGAGTTTACGCTAATTCTGATTTTTCTTTGGCCGTCAGCCCTGAAGTGAAAGGGTACACATCAGACCGGATTTATCACATAATGGGCTCAGGGGGGTGTTTGCTTAGTTACGATCCAGGCGGGCTGGAGCATCTCAAACGTTATGGGTTATGGTTTAAGACTGTGCAGGAAGCCAAAAGACTTTTGGAAACCCCGAAAGAAGTTAGGGACCTAATCAAAGAAAAGGCGTTTGACTACACACAAACTAATCATTTATATAAAGATCGTTTAATAGAAATTCTATGCACTGGGCTCAAAAATTAAAAGAAGAAAACAAAGACCTAAAAGAGGAAAACAACATCCTAAAGGAAGAAAACAAGCAACTAAAGGAAATGTTGGTTAAGTCTAAATCGGAGAAACTACAAAGACGAAACCACCGTCCACTATACTAATGAAATACAATCTAGGCTGCGGCGACGAACACCTTGAGGGGTTTGTAAACGTCGACTACAGCGTAAAATGCCAACCTGATATTGTAGCAGATATTCGCAAGCTCCCTTGGGACTGGTGCGAGGACGCTGATAGAATCGAAATGGACAACCTTCTGGAACATATTGAGGCAGAACTGGCGATTAAAGTAGTGAACGAATGCCACCGAGTCCTTAAGCCAGGCGGGCAGTTATGGATTAGAGTCCCGGAAGTGAGGCCTGACAACCTTCTTCCCTGCTTCACCGACCCAACTCACGTCAATTACTTCACAGACCAAACCTTTGGTTATTTTGAAAAAGGCCATATTAGGCATGACAGATTCGGGAAAGACTATGGGATTGTCGGTTGGTCAAAAAGAACCCAAATTAGGAATGGGATATTCATTGAAGCAACTTTGATTAAATGAACCCAATCAAAAACAAGCTAGACCTAATAGAAAAACAAACAGAACCGGACCCTCCCCCTAGATGGTGTTACTTGATAATTATTATAATTATATTAATAGGATGGTTTACACTTCTATAACGGGAGGATATGACGCCCCAAGAGATGACGTCAAAGTTTTTTCAGAATATGACAGATTCAAAGAGGAGCGCTTGAATGCTAAGATATACAAATGTCTCCCTCACCTATTCATGCCTAATGAAAAGTGGTGGATATGGATTGACGGCAACTTAAAGTTAAAAGTCGGCGAAGAAAAATTGATAGAAATGGCTGGAAATTCTGACGTGGCAGTCTTCGAAAACCCCTACCGTGACACAGTAGGCGAAGAACTAGAAGAAGTTAAAAAACTAAAACTAGACAAGCCCGAAAGGCTAAAAATTGAAAACCCCAACGCTAAACTCCCCGCTTGCTTCCTTATAATCAGAAGAAACACCCCCGAGGTGAGAATAAGGAATGAAGCTTGGTGGGCTAAGATATGCGCCGGAAGTGTACGAGACCAACTAACCTTTTCTGATTACTATGAGGCTAAATTTTTCCCTAAAGTAGAACCCTTCGACAATCCTTATTTTACAAGACATGGTCATCTATCCCCCCGACAATTGGATTCTTAACCGCATGGGAAAAGAGCTGAAAGGAGTAAGTTTTAAAGGCACCTACTTTATAAATTATGCCCTTTACGATGAATCAAGGCCCCAACCGCACGCCGCCTGGTTTACTCACATAGAACCCAAAACAGAAAAAAGATTCTGGGAAGTAGCGCATAAAGTAGATTTGGCAATTTGTCAAAATCACACAATCGCAAAAATGATGCCTTGCCCGTCAGAAGTTATTTACCCAGGCACCGACCGAGAAAAAGAAATCATCTTCGGAGTAGCGGGAAGAACCTACCCCAGCGGGAGAAAAGGAGAAAACAAACTTAAAGACCTTGACGCTAGAGTTATCGCACTTGGCGACGGCTGGCCCTGTGAGAAATTCGGAGATTTTGACAAAGCGGAAGAGTTCTACAGGACAATTGATTATTTAATAATAACTTCAGAAATTGAAGGCGGCCCAGTCCCCCTGACTGATGCTATAGGAGCAGGCGTCCCCGTGATAGCACCCCGAGGAGTAGGGAATTGTGATGAATTCCCCTGCATAAGATACGGCGATCTTAAAGAAACAGTAAAACAATTAACCACACCCCCGACATGGAAGGAGTGGAGAAAAAAACACCAACAATTGCTTTCTACTTTAGAGAAATCAACCTTTGCGGAGCGGTAAAACAAACCCGAGAAGTAGTTGCAGAACTCCAAAAAAGAGGCTATAATGCATACATAACAAAAGAAGAACCCGAGGGTGATGTTATCGTCGCAAACTTCTGGCAAGACTTACCCTATTTAGAGCAATTCCCCGGTCGAAAAGTGCAGTGGGTGAGAACAAGAGACATTGAATTTTCTCGAGCCAACCGCAACCGCCCAGGCTGGGAAGTAATCGCCAACAGTCATTATTCCGGTGATTGGATCGGCCTACCTTACACCATAATCCCCAACGGCCTAACTGAGGAATGGTTCAACCAACCCCCGAGAGAAAGAGATATAGACATTCTAATTGAAGGAAACGACGAAAAAAACAAAAGAATCCCGGAAACACTTAAAAAAGCCCGAGAAATCTCTGAAAATGTTGTTTGGTTGACTAGACAAAACAGCGGCAGAGTAGACTGCAAAAAAATAATTAGGCCCGACAACCTTCCCGAGGTGTACCAGAGAAGCAAAGTCCTTCTAAAACTAAGCGATTCTGAGGGCTTCTCAAACCCTTGTCTGGAGGCTATGGCTAGCGGTTGTGTACTAGTAACCCAAGACATGGGAGGAAACACTTTTTGCGTTAATGGTTTTAACTGCTACAAAACCCCTAAAGGAGATAAAAAAATACTCCTAAACAACGCCCTAAAAGAAACTAACCTACAAAAAAACGCTCTCGAAACGGCCAAGAAATTTACTATCCAAAACACTGTAGACCTTTTCGAGAAGTGGCTAAACAATGAAAAAAGTATATTGTGAAGACTGCGCCCACCTAAATTATAACCGCCTCATTCGGGAAGATTTGAATTTCTGCAATAACAAGAAGGCCTGGCTAACCGAAACACACGACAACGCCTACACTAGCCACTCAGTAACACAAAAAAGAATCGGCCAAATCAACAAAAATAATAACTGCAAGCACTTCAAGAAGAAACCAATAGACGAACGAGGAGAAGTCCGGAGATTTGACACGAAACAAAAAGGAAAGTAAAATAAGGAAAACATTAAAACCAAAACATGAAAAAGGCCATGAAAAAGGCAGCTAAAACCGCCAAAAAAGCTGCCAAAATGTCTCTAGTATCAAGAGGAAAGAAGAACCCGGAGAAGAAAGCGAAAAAAACCTTAAAAAAGTCTGCTCAAGCGGCATCCTTAAAAAAGGCCGCTAGAGTGGCAGGCGTGAGAAGAGCTGTTAAAGCGGCAGGTGCCAAAAAGGCTGCTAAAATTGGAGGCGCCAAAAAAGCTTCACGAAAAAAATACTAGAAACAAGTAAAACTTGAAACCTGTGCTATCCCTCCCAAAAGGGAATTTCTGCACAGGTTTTTTTCTTTTGGGAGAGGACAGCACACACTTGGATGGACAAACTAACACCCCAGCAAGCAGACTTCCTACAATACTACCTAGACCCCACAAGTGAAACATACAACAACGCCCTAAGAAGCGCTCTAAAAGCAGGATACAAGCAAGAATACGCCGAGAATATCACTCACCTTTTTCCAGATTGGCTATCGGATATTATCGGGGAGAAGAAAAAGCTCGTAGATAAGGCAAAAAAGAACCTAGACATATTCCTAGAAAGCCAAGATGAAAAGATAGCCCAAGACACAACCAAGTTTGTATTAAAAACACTAGGGAAAAAAGAAGGCTTTAGCGAAAAAATGGAAACAGAACACACTGGAGGAATCACTATAAGTATTAGCAAGGAAGTAGCAGACAAAAACCAATGAAGCTACACGAAAACCAAGCAATTATCGCCAGAGACACTTCAAGATTCCGTGTTTGTTGCACAGGAAGACGCTGGGGAAAAACAACCCTAGCAGTAGAAGAGATGAAAGGTAAGGCTATCTACAAGGAGGCAAGAGTAGCATATATCGCCCCAACCTACCAACAAGCAAGAGACATTGCCTGGGAGGCATTAAAAAAAGAACTCCACCCAATAGCGAAGAACATTAACGAATCCCGACTAGAAATTACAGTCCACAACCTAAAGCAAACAACAAGTCAAATAGTATTGAGAGGATGGGAGTCGATTGAAACCCTCAGAGGTCAATGGTACGACTTTATTGTGATAGATGAGGTAGCAAGCATGAGGAACTTCCAAATGTACTGGCAGGAGGTAGTAAGACCAACATTGACAGACAGAGAAGGAGAGGCGCTCTTTATCTCCACCCCAAAAGGATTCAATCATTTCTATGAGCTATATCAGGGGATAAACCCTAAAACTAAAGAAAGGGACCCTGATTATAAAAGTTTCACATTCACCAGTTATGATAACCCGCACGTAACCAGAGAAGAAATTGACAAAGCCAAGGAAGAACTAACAGAAGACCGCTTTGCTCAAGAATATCTAGCAGACTTCAGAAAGACAGAGGGATTGGTTTATAAAGAATTTAGCCGAGAACAACACCTAAGCGAGGAAGAGCCTAGAGCGATAAAGACAATAGTAGGACTTGACTGGGGATACACTAACCCAGCAGCAATCCTACAAATCAAAGTAGACCACGACAACAATTACCATATCATTGATGAGTGGTACAAAACACAACAAACCACCGACCAGATAATCCAAAAAGCAAAGAGTTTTACTCCCCAAGAAGTCTACCCAGACCCAGCAGAACCCGACAGACTAGAAGAACTAAGGAAGGCAGGCCTAAATGTAAGAGAAGTAAATAAAGACATTCCTGCAGGAATTAACAAAGTCAGAGAACTATTCAAGCAAAATAGAATCAAAATCCACCCTCGTTGCCAAAACCTCATTCACGAGCTTGAGACATACCGTTACCCAGAGAGAGGAGTAGACTTTAGTAGTAAAATAGACTACAGCGAAAAAGAAACTCCAATCAAAAAGAACGATCATGCCTGCGACTCCTTAAGATATGCCCTATATACAATAGAACCAGAGCAATTCATAACTCTTAAGACATCTTACTAGATGAAAAAAAAGAAAAAGACCTACGATGGGTCCGGAAAATTGAAAACAGCCGCACCTAACAAAAAGAAGAAATGAACAAGATAGAGCAAAAAGCAATTGATATGTTTACGGCCCATCAAAGCCGGTTTTTGACTATCAAAGAAATGTGGGCGGACCTGGAGGCTAGATACTCTAACCACAGCCGCCCCGGCTCTATCTCTGAACGAACAGAATCTAACATTCAACTTGGTAAGGCTTATTCAATGGTGGAAAACGCCCTGCCAAGACTACTATCTCAGCAGCCCAAATATAGGTACCTAGCGGTATCCGCCGAAGACGAGGAAGCAGTGGAAAAATATGAAGCATTCGGCAAATACCAGTGGGAAGAGGCAGAAGTATCCGACAAAGCCTTAGACCTTGCCAGGTGGGGACTAATGATTGGCCTTGTAGGATACAAGGTGGGGTGGAAAAGAGAAGCCCGACTTAAAAAAAAGAAAGAGGACACAATTCTTGGGCTAGAGATTAAGAAACCCTTAATCGAGAAACTACCCGTCCTCAAGAAGATGACCAAGAAGAAAAGCAAGGAAGTCCAAGAGGTAACATCTAATTTCACGTTCGACGTTATTAAACCTTTCGACCTTATATGGGATGTTAACGCTATTTGCCCTCGAGACGCCAAGATGCTCGGCCACAAGATGCGAAAGACTATAGGAGAGCTTAAGGAATTAGGCTTTGATACTAGCGGGATTAAAGTTAGTGCTGAATCAGACTACTGGAGACGAAGGATGGAAGAGAAGGACGGAGCAGCAGGAGCGGTTGAGTATACTCTATCAGATAGTGAGCCGGTAGAATTAGTCGAAATGTACCTTTACCACCAAGACAAAGATATTCTTAAGTTGTACCAAGTCTACCTTGCGGGAGTGGGTGAGGGAGCACACGGGGCAACGTTTGTATTAAGAAGTGAAGAGGCACCACTAGACGAGCAGTTTATTCCGATGGGAGTTTGGAGGCCAATAAGACGTCCCGGGAAGTTTTACGGCTTTGGGCTAATCGAGCCTTGCACGGGAGTATTAGACGCTGAGGAGGATTATCTTAATATGCTCATTGAAGCGGAATGGACCAATGTCTGTCGGCCAATGGCATATAACCCTTCGATGCTCCACCACCCGGAAGACCTTGCATTCGAACCTAGGATCTTAATCCCGGTTAAAGGAACTGACAACGTCAACAATGCAGTAGGAACGATCGAAACTCCCAAGCCTGACATTGGCGGAGGGATGGCGTTGACGGAATATCTAAGAACAATCCAACAAAACACTAGCGGTATCACTGACTTCCAGACCGGCTCTGACGAAATCAAAGGAGCCAAAACCCTCGGAGAGATCCAAATAAAAACCGAAGAGTCCAACCAGAGAATTAAGATGATGCTAGACAGTCTAGAGAAAGAATTCCTCCAGCCTCTAGGAGAGATGGTGTTGAACCTTAACAAGCAATATCTAGCCGACGAACAAGAGGTATTCTACAGAATACTCGGAAGGAAAGGAGATTTAGGGAGAGAGAAGTTAGACTTTGAAACAGTGGAAGCTATCAAGGACGTGTCTATTGTTAGCGGATCGAGCGCTATGGTGATGCAGCAAGCCGAAATACAGAAGTGGAGTTTACTACTCAATCAAGCAGCTCAAGAGTTAAGTTTCGGACCTATGGGCGTACCGGTAAACCGCGAGAAGATGTGGGAGAATCTACTCGAGAAAGGATTCCTGAGGAAAGACGTGGAAGCCTTCTTACCAAGCGTGAAGGAAAGAGAGGAAAAAGAAGTAGGAGCCCTTAACGATCAACTTGATCTTGCAGTAGAGGAGAACGACAATATCTTTGCCGCCAGAGTAACTCCCGACCAAGACCACCCCACGCACCTAAGACTCCACCGCCGAGCATTAACAGCAGAAGCAACCAAGGATCGTCAACTTTATCCATCAGAATTAATCAGACTTAACCAGCACATTGATGAGCACACCGCCGCAATGGGCGGGCAAGTCCCCAACTATGAACAAGGAATTGCAGGAATGGCTGGACAGCAACCAGGAGGAGCACCTCCTCAACAAGCTGGTCCAGGAGCAGGACCCGGACAAGGTACGATTCCTCCAAGCAAAAATCCAGGCCCGCCGGGAGTTGGTTGAAGAAATTAAACAACAATGGAAACCATAGACTTTGAAAGAATGCTGGAACTTACCGGCAGAAAACCAGTATCACCAAGAAAACCTAAGTTTTTAACACATTATCCGGAGAGCTTCAACTCCGTTAAAAAACAGTCGTACAATTATGGAAAAAGAAAACCAGAGCGTAAACCCAGAGTCAAGCCAAGACTCGTCTGACGCTCCAGACAAACAAGAGCAGACCCCTGCCGCCAGTGAAGGCGTAAACACTCAGGAGGTTGAACGGCTTAAAGAGATTAATGAAAATCTCAAAAAAGCAATCAAGGAAGAACGGGAAAAAAGAAAAAAGGATCCCGTGAAACCTAAGGAGCCTGAAAGCGAGGATGAGGAGTGGCAAGAATGGGAGGAAGTTAAGACTACTGTTGCCATGGTAAAACTCCAAGAGCAAGACCCAACATTCAATGATCGAAAAGACCTAGTGATCGATGAAATGAAAAGAACAGGGAAGTCTCTGGAAGATGCCAACAACTCAGTGCTAGCTTCACTTGTTCGCTACTCGATGTCCACACCGGAACAGGCGCCAGAATCACCTAACACAATAAGACCAAGCGCCACTCCCGAGCCACAGCAGGACTCTCGCTCTTCTTATGAACGAATTAAGCAAGGAGAATTTCAGAACGAAGACGAAAGAATTCTCGCCAAACTCTGGAGCCGCTAACAGATAAATGGCTAATATCACAGGACAGAACACTAGCACAACCGGAGATTACAGAATCTCGGAAGTGTGGAGTGAAAGGGTCGCCGAGCAGTTGCAGGCCAATTTGCAGGCAACCCGAACCTTCGCCGACTTCTCGGAGGAGGCAATGAGTAGAGGAGATGTAATCCACATCCCTTCAAAAGAAACCGCTAAATCAGTGGTGACCTTTACTGAAGGAAACCAGTTGCTTGACAACTTGGCAGCTGCCACTGAAACCGGCACTAACCTAACGATTGAAACTTATGAGGTGTTGCCTTTCACAGTCAGCCGGAAGCTTAAGAAGCAGTCTTTCTACCGCGAGAAAGACCTTGAATACCGAAACGCTGCTTACGCGATTGCTAAAGCAGTTGATACCGCTATTCTTGCCAACTCTTCAAGCTTTGACAACACTGTCAACTCTGGTGGTGGAACCATCACCAACAAAGACTTGACGCAAGCCCTGACCAACCTTGACGAGGCGGACGTGCCGGAGACTGATAGGACTTGGTTATTCTCCCCTGCTTCCTTGCAAGACTTGATGGACTTGTCAGGCAACTACTTTACCTCTTTTGACTTCGCCGGGTCTAAGACTTTAGTGGAAGGAACCCGAGGATTGTTGAGCGATATGATCTTGGGCTCCCCTGCCATCAAGACCACCAACCTACCGACAGGAAGCTTTGGAAGTCCAGCGACTTCTGGAGTATATAACTTATATGCTCACCGAGACGCTATTGCTTACGCAATGCAATTCCGCCCGACTGTTGAAGAAACTAAGCCGGGAGACGGAGTCGAGATTAACATCCAAGGACAGCTTTGTAACGTATACACCCTATACGGCACTACTGCCTGGAGAACTGATCACGGAGTCCGAATCGGAAGGAGCAGTTCCTAGTAACTTAGCCTCCCCTTCGGGGGAGGCTTCCCCTTATGATTAAAGAATGCCCAAAAGGATGCTTTGTAACCGACAAGAACCAGTACCGCTGCCCCAAATGCGGCCGGCCGTTGCTTGGACATGGAAAGCGCACCAAGGAAGAGGTGGTGGAGATGTCGAGGCAAAGACAATTCTCTAATAGGTCTGATTTTTTAAGAAAAAATGGCTAATCTAGCAACATACAGAACACTAGTTAAAAACGAATTCGACGACACCTCCAAAAGAGCCGAGGCCGTAATTGACCAGGCTATTAAGGACGTATATCAAGAGATTATACGTTACAACTCCAAGGCTCTCTTGGCGGTATCAGAAAGCGACACGACCACGTCAGAAGGAACTAAAGACTACACCCCATTGTCAGATTATATTGACGTATTAGAGGTGATGTACAAAGAAAGCGGCGACTACAAGGAACTGCCAAGAGTAAGGTTTGAGAGATATACTGAACACTACATCAATAGAGACAACGGAACCCCCGAGTGTTACGCGGTGCAAGGGAGGACGTTTCGCTTAATGCCAGCCCCCAAAGAAGCTGGGACCCTTAAAATCCTCCACACCGCTCCGCCCGACGCGATAGCAGAGGATAACACATCAATAATCCCCGACCGCTACGAGCAAGTGCTTATCTTCGGAGCGTTAGCCAGGGCCTTCGCGTACCAATTAGTGCCAGACGCTGACAGCTACCAAAGACTATATAGAACAGCTCTTAACGAAATGGTTCAAGAGATGGGAGCACAGGATGAACCAATCCGCCCCCTCCTCTATGGACGCTATCATAGGAATGCCTTTTACCGGTAGATACATTACAAATAATATTCCATCACTACGAGACGGACTGAACGACGCCATGGAGTCAAGCGAAATCAGAGACACAGAAATGGCCGATTGTGAGAACTTCACCGTTGACGATGTAGCGATGATAACCGCCCCCGGATATGTTGCAGGAGATGACAACCCACAGCCCGGGCCTTATTACGCTATCTACCACTTCAGAAAAGATGATGGGACAAGTGTCCTCATTAGACAAAGACAGAACAAGCTGGAATATTCAGAAGACCAGAACACTTTTTTCACAACTGGATGGACCGAATGCACCTTACCAACAGAAGGCAGCCCGGCTGCCACAGTAGAACTTCAAGAAATAACCCCCACCTTCGCCACCCTCAATAACACCGTGATATTCACTAATGGTAAAAACACGGTGATGAGCAGCACCGACGGTAAGACTTGGAGCTTAGAGCCATCAGTGCCCAAAGCCTACTATGTTATATCTAACGGGTTAAACCGCTTAGTTTACGCGAGAACTGATGATGACCCCTCTATTATCCATTGGAGCGACATCAACCAACCAACTACAATTGGAGCTGACAGTTGGCAATTCATCAACCCTAATGATGGCCAGAAGATTTGGGGGATGGGGATGGCACCCAACGGAGCTTTAATTCTCTTTAAGACCCTCTCCTTCTATTCGATTGACGATGTTACGCTGGACACCGTGGGCGTGAACTTTATAGGGAATTTCAAATTAGCTTCTCACCACACCATTCAAACCACCGAGGACTCTATTGTATGCGGGGGACTTGATGGAATCTATGAATGGAAGGGCGGAGCTATGAGACTAATCAGCGGGAGATTGAAGCAAGGAGGGCGCAACCTCACCCTAAACTCTCAGAGTTTCAGAGCGGGTTATTATAAGCTGGAGTATCACTTATCGGTGCCGGACACCGATTCAGGGACCACCAACGTCCAGGAGTATGTTGTGTACAAAGCCAGATATCGCAACGATCCCCTTCAGCCTTACGTAATCACCAGAAACAAAAGAAATATCGGGTGCTATTGTCATGTTGATGACTTCTCCGTCTTGGGCCGACCAGGTGGATTGTATATTGGAGACTCCACCGGAGCGACAGGAAGTCCGGCGTCAGGGGGTACTCTCTTTGGGTGGATTAACAGTTACCGTCAAAAAACCTACCCTCAAGGACTAGCGGGAGACCCACAGCCGGCATATTTCACTACTAAGTATTTCACGGAAAATGTGGCTTTCTATATGAAGAGAGCAGTCAAAGCCTTTATCCACCTTAAAGTCGAGGACAACACCTCCATTGAATTCAGTTATCGCTTCCAGCCTTATGGTGCGTGGGTTAGCCTTGATGAGACGGTAGAGGTAGGAGGGATAGACTGGGAGTTTAGCGACGGCTCGACAGGAGAGTTTGAGGAAGGGTATGGATTTTATGAGCTTGCGTCCGCTACCGCCTTCTTCGACCTTGAGAAGGGACAAGAACCCAGGGGAATTCAATTTAAGGTAGCGTCAAATCAGGTAAATGATGTGCAAATTCTATCTATGGCATATAAAACACTTATTAAACCTATAATGAGATGACAGCACTCAATGAAGGGGGTTTGGTTGGGATTAATGCGAGAGGTAAGCGCGTTAAGAACGTATCCCGTCCTTACCTGCCTACCGATGCAATGACCTTTCGCATACCAAATCTAACGACAACAGAGAGAGACAATCTGCCCGACATTCAGGACGGGCTAATTATATTAAATACAACTGACAATAAAATCCAAGCAAGAGTTAACGGCTCTTGGACTAACTTAAACTAATGGCAGTACTAAATCTCAATTGGCCAGACCAAACATATTCCAGCTCTAACAAGCCGTCGGCGGAAACCCTCCAGCAAGATTTAATCGCGATTGAGACAGTAGTGAACGCTATAGCCGCCACGGCAACCATCTTAGCGGATGGGTCTGTTGAATTTGCTGGCGACCAGTCGATGGGGGGTAATAAACTTACTACACTTGGGACGCCCACCGCCGCTCAAGACGCAACGACCAAGGCATATGTAGACGCTAGAGGCCTCCCCACAGGAGGAACTACGGGGCAGACAATCGAAAAAGACTCCTCAACGGACTATGATGTAAGTTGGGTGGACAATATCAAATACATTCAGGCGATCGTAACCGCGCCTGATAGCGATGTAACCACCGGTGACGGTAAGGTATATATGCACATTCCGGCAGGATTAAACGGAACAAACTTAACCGAGGTACACGCTGAACTCGTGACAGCTGGAGGGTCGGGAACCACCGACATTCAAATCCACAATGTCACCGACGCCGTGGATATGCTAAGTACAAAACTAACTATTGACGCCAATGAAACAGGAAGCGACACTGCCGCCGCTGCTGCTGTTATTAATACTTCTAATGATGACGTTGCTACTAACGACAAACTAAGAATAGATGTTGACGCTGTAAGTTCTGGTGGAAGCCCTGCCGCTACAGCCCAAGGCTTAATTGTAACCCTAGGATTTAAAAAATGAACCGAACCAAAGAAATCACCGTAACAAGTGCATCTGGCTCACCAACCGCAAGTTTTGCTATGCCCTTAAAACTAGTTAGTGGGGATGACTCGACAACGGGAACAGGAGACATTGTTTTAGACTGGACAAATATAAACGGGAAAAAGGACATTGAAATAAGAGACAACAATAATACTTTGTTGGATTATTATTTCGAAACGTTCGACCTTGTGGCGGAAGAAGCGGTTGCTTGGGTCTACAACACTTGGACAAGAGATGGAACGGTGCAAGCGAAGATTAACTATGGAGATGGGGATTCTGACCAATCTGTTGCGTTGACAACAGTTTTCGCCAACGAGTCAACACTTGAAAGGGGCTTTTTATTAAACGAGTCAAGTGGTAACGCAATAGATATAGCGGGGAATGCGGATGCCACCATTAACGACTCACCCACAAGAGAAGCGGATGGTGTATTAGGGAAAGCTTATAACTTCGACGGCTCAAATGACTACCTTTTGCCAGGGGCGATTGGGAGCTTTAACACCTTTACTACTATAGTTTGGGTGAATCTTGATACACTCAAAGACTTTAACGATATTATCGGAGGAGAATTCGAAATAACAATGCTAGCTAGGGCAAATGGGGCGGTTACCTTTGGGGTCGGCGACGGCGGAGCGTGGGGGAACCTAACAACAACAAGTACAGGAGAGGTATCAGCTGGAAGCTGGTTTATGTACACGCTGAAAGGCGACGGGACAAACATAGAAGTCTATCTAAACAAAACCTCTAAGGGGACAGGAGCTACAACAGACAATCTTAATACCACTCCCTATATAGGAACGAGAAACGATGGGGGACCTAAAGCGGGTTATGCGACAGACGGCAGAATAGACAACATCAGGATTTATTCTTCTGAGTTAAACGACAATGAGATTGAAGCTATATACGACGGAATGAACCAAACACTGTTCTCCCAAAGCGAAGCACAATCCTCATTTATCCCTAAAATATTATTTATAAACTGATATGAGCAAAAAAAAGGCAAGGATTGAGAAAAACTTTGGACACCTAATGGCGGGGGGAGTTGACCCTCGATTTATTGCCGAACAAATCAACAATCAAGAGAGATATGCCAGCGGTGGGGCTAAAACCAATCAAGCTGAATTTCGGCATGAAATAGCCGACCTATGGGCGCAGAAACAAAAAGAAGAAGGACCCCAAGGATTGGACAGGCTCCGAAGCCAAGAATACAAATGGGATCCCAACGAATTCTTGCCAGGGATTCAAGAGCAGTCCTCCGCGATTTACGACCCCAGACAACAACAACTAGAAGCCTTAAGGAAACTTCAGGAGTCTAAATACGAAGAGCAAAGAGCCCGAACTAAAGAGGAATACGCGCGAAGAATGCAAGCGGAAGAAGAGGCAATCAACCGAAGAGGTGCTTGGTTTAGCGGCGGCGCGATCCGGAACGAGCAGGACATTCGAAACGAACAAATGAGGCTGCTTAATCAGCAAGACCTTCAAAATCAAGCCAGTAGAGGAGAACTATTGGCCCAACAAGGAGGATTATCATACGAACAATCCCAGTTCGAGAAGCAAGCCTTGTTTGGGGAAGAAGCGGGAGCATATGGCAGATTCAAAGACCAAAGGGCCTATGACTATATGTTTGAAACAAACGAGAGAGACTATGCCACCAATGCCCTGATGGGGGTGGTTGATTCCCATAGGTTTGAACAGGAATTTGGGCTAAAAAAAGACCAGTTTAAACTTGCTCAAGACCGATTCAAAGAAGATACCCGCCGATGGAATAAAGAATTCGCTTGGAACAAATTTATGTATAAAAATATGCAGGAATAACCCTAAAACAAATGAGAAGAATCCCACCCCTAAGACGAAAGCCTTCAGTGCCGGAGGCTAGCGCGCAAAAAATAAATAGAACAGACATGCCACCCTCTGTCACCCCCAAACAAAACCTGCCCCAAGCTCCACCTAAGGGGAGTGGTGATGAGATCGGTAAAGGCCAATCACCGGTAATTCCTGAGCCCGGGCCTAAAAACCTGCCTGATGACGTCCTTAAAAAGAAAATCAAGGAAAACTACATGGCAGGGCTTGACTGGGCTGAGAACGCTCTGGTAATGCGCCGAGCCGGTGTTGTTCCTAAGCCAGGGAGTGAATGGGATAAATTATTTAGGAAATTATACGACCTAGATTATGAATAATTGGGAAATAACAACACCAGAAGAAATAAGCTCCCTTAGTCTTGATGTGCTAACAGAGAAGATGTTGCGTAAAAAAAGGCAAGCGAAAGAAATGTCCGTTGAGGAAGAACAGGTCGAGGAAAAACAGGAAGTCAACCAAACCCCGGTTGCTGAAAAACAGAAAGTCGACCAAATGCGGACAGAGGAAGCAAAGACTGCCGCTGCTCAAGAAGAACAAGCTTTTAAGCAATACACCCTAGCTAAAGGTGACACTGTTTGGGGGGAATTGCGGGAAGATAAGGGACAGGAAGGCGCCTCCGAACTAGTGAGGAATTACGAAGAGACCGCCAGCGAAAGACTCGTGGACGCGGGGGCTTTTGAAACACAAAATGAGGCTAAAAAATACTTGGATTATTCCTTCAGGAGGATGGCAATTGGAGCCGGGTTTGAGGCAAGTCCTGAACAGATACGTGTTGAGGATTTTTTCAGCCCTGAAAAAATTGAGCAATACAAACAAAAGAAACAGTCTCGCAAAGACTATGTACTTGGTGAGGATATAGTTAAGAAACTGGAAGAATCCGGAGACCTTCCCAAAACGGAGCTACCGGAAAAATACCTAAACGCTAAAGGAGAGGAGCGCTCAATTGACTCCGTGGTTGCCAACGAGCTGGGGTACATCCCTGAGTCAATGGGGGGCAAAGGACCTCAATTAACCGAAGAGCAAAAAAAAGAAGCGGCAAAAACTGCTTCTAGGGAACGATTCAAGATGAAACTTGACGGTGAAAACCAAACCACCGAAGAACAGAAAGAAGCGATTGAGGGAAAATCAGTGGGTGAAAAAGCAGCTGAGTTTTTGGTGGGTGGAATCCAAGCTTACCGAGAGGCGGGGGAGGCGGCCGTTAAATCTAAAGAGGGAGACGAGAAACTAACCCAACTAGAGAAAGAAATTGACACCATCCGTAAAGAATACAAAGGAGCGGACCTTGAAAAAAAGAACCAATTGGAAAAAGATTACCTAAGGCTATCCGCCAAAAAGGCGGAAGTGCTTGGTGAGTGGGAGGTGGCCAATACCTATTTAGCTAAAATGAGCGACAAACAAGCGCTAGGTCTCTCTTTGGGGGCTGCTTCTAACATTGCCATGGTTGCGCCGGTCGCCACCGCGGGCTCTACAGCCGCTAAAGCTGCTCAAGGAGCGACGGGGAGAGTTCTTGGCAGGCAAATAGCTAAGGGTGTGGCGGGAGCTGCCGCGGAGGGCGCCATTGGCGGAGCGGGAGAATCTGCCGCTGCTGCCATGGCTCAAGACGCTTCAACAGGAGAAATCGCAAAGTCCGCCGCGGTTGGTGGTGTGATAGGTACGGGACTAGGGATTACCCTAGGCGCGGGGGGAGCTCTAACCGGTAAACTTGTTAAAAAATTCAAAAAAGGAGTTCCGGACGAAGCTGCTGAGGCTATTGCTAGTAAAGCGAACGCCAAAGCGGAAGAAATGAGAGCTGAAGGAGCCTCTAACCAAGAAATCGCCGAGGAGGTGGAGAGAGTAATTAAGGAAACCGACCCCGAAAGAGCGAAACTACTCGAAGCAAAAAGGAAAGGAGACAGGAAAAAGGTGGTAGAACTGGCAGAAAAAACTGACAAAATAGACGAAAAAGAAACTTTGCAGCGCCTAAAGAAAGACGCCCAAAAAGACCCTGAGGCGAGGAAGGCTGTAGCTGAGAGAGTTTTTGGTGAGGAACCAAAACCCGACCCTAAAAAAGAGGCTATTCAACGAGTATTAACGGATGAACCCCTAACCCCGGAAGGTAAAAAGAGATTTGAGGCGGAAGGACTGGAACCTGATGAGGAAACTATTAAGCAATTAGTTGAAACAAATCCGGAAAAAGCCAAAAAACTTCTCAATGAGGAAACCTACCAAAAATACACCACAGAAGCGCCTCAGGCCGGAAAGCTTACACCAGAGGCTGATGGGATAAAAATAGGTGATGAAACCGACCGAGGGAGGGTGGAGGACGTATTCACGCTACAAAGTGGGTTACAGCAATATAAGATTAACGGGGAGTGGATAAATGAAAGGCTAGTTAATAAAGTTGACGCTCCTGTGGGGCTCACGGAAGAAGCAGCGGTAAAGCAAATCAGAAAGTTCGGGGAGGATGAAGTTGAAAAACTTAAAGAAGCTGGGAAGGGGGACTTAATTGATGATGACGGGTACATTACTCTCTACCACGGGGGGCGTTTTAAGGGCGACAAAATAAAGGCCGATGACGACGGGGTATTCTTTCTTACTGACAACGCCTCAGAGGCTGCTGAATACGCCAATCTTCCGAGAAACAAAGGGAAGGGAGGGGTTACCGAGATTAAAGTTAGGCCTGAGTTTGTGAGGTTTAACGAAGGCTCTGGAGAGTTTGAAATATCAACCAATCTAGTTAAAAAAGGAGACCGCTTTGAGGTTGAAAATCCAATAGAGGTAGCAAATAAAATTAAGGAGGCCCAGTCAGCCGAAAAACAACCTAGAAGAGCAACACAAGAAGCCAAGCAACCAACACCAGAACAGGCGACAAAACCAGCCAAAGGGGAATTAGATCTAGCCCAAGAAGCTAAGAAGTATAAGAGTGTGGAGGAGTTTGTAGAGAGTGTTAGAAAAAACGACGCAGTGACGCCCACCAACAAAGTAGTGGCTTCAAAGAGCGGAGAGCTTCCCGGAAAAATTAGAATGGGGGAGGTTTTAGAACTGAAGGGTTTGAGGGAAAAGTTCCCCGAGATTGAAGACATTCAATTAAAGCCGAGTGGCGCCGTGAAGAATGCAGCAGTAGACAAGGCTCAAAAGGATTCTATGCGCATAAACAAAAAATATTTTGAGAAAGTTACTAGCGAGAGCGCCCAAAAAGAGTACAACTCATTTGTAGAGAGTGTTACGAAAAAATACGGAGAAGATGTTACTCTTGAAAAACTCTCTCCGGCTGAAAAAGCTAGATTTGAAGAATTAGAAGCCAACCTTTCTTCCCCTGGTGGTTACAAACTCAAAGAGGACGCGATTCCCGTTATTATCCACGAGCTGGAGCATATCAAACAAAACATAACCACCCCCGGAGGTGGGACAACCTATAAGAGTGTTGCAGACCTAAAGGAAAAATACGGAGAAAAATGGGAGAGTTTTGGGAGGGATTCCGCCGGCGGAAGAGTGAAGTATAATGAGGGTCGAAACATGCCAGACCATGAAGTAGAGGCGTTTTTGGCGATGGATAGATACAAAACCAAATCAGAACTCAAAGAAATCTACAACAAAGCCCAAAAACCCAAGCCGAAAGTAGAAACTAAACAACCAACACCAGAAACCAAGCCATTCAAGCCAGAAGTATCCCCAGAAAAACAACCCCAGCTCGGAGAGTACAAAGGCCCAGGTAAACAAGTGACATCTAAAGTAATTGAAAGAGAGTTTGGCGAGGATATTGCTAAAGAGATGACCTTTTCTAGGTATAACCTAAAAGAAGGAGCCGACCAAGCCGCTAAAGTAATCAATCAAGACCCCAAGAAAGCGTATAATATCGCCCTAGGACTTGAGACAACTGGAGAGGACGCTGCCGATGTAATGATCACAAACGAACTTGTCAACAAAGCCAACCCCTACAAAAATAAAGATGGAGACGCCGAGGTTTGGAAAAACCTAGTCACTTCAAACGCTCGAAGAGGGAGAGCTTTCGGACAAGGGCTAAATGCCATGAAGAGCTCTGTTGATGGCAACAGTGCAGAAGTTTACTTGAAGAGGGTTGTAGATGAACGCCTCAAAAGAATTAAACCACCCAAAGGCTTTAAAGATGCTACAGAATACATTAATAATCAATCTAAGAATCTCACTCAGAAGGTCCGGAAAGTTAAAAAACAAGTCGGAATTGAGGATGTCCAGTCCTTCTTTGATAAGATAACTTGTAAAGTATGAGTTTTTGCGTCCCCAAAGAACAAGTTGAAAAACTTAAATCCTTTGCTCAAAAGACCCGCATTGATGTCGGGGAACTTTTGAACATGACAACCAAAGAGCGAAGGGACTTTTTCAAAAAGTCCACCGATGACGAGATGGCCAAGTTTATCAACACCGAATTTGAGAAAGCTAAGGTTAAGTATAATGACGGCAGCGCGAAAGCTTTAATGGAGTGGGCGGAAAGCACCTTTGACCCTAAGCTTAAAAAACCGCAACTCTTTAAGGGGTTAAGAGATAAGATTGAAATGCTCCAAGAGACCGGAGCGCTATCTAACGAGGGAGCTTTGGATGACTTTGTTGAAAGCACTCTAGGCGGCGCAGTAACTAAACAAGAAGCTGACAAACTCCTAGAACACGCCGCTAAGGTTGATAAAGCCCAGTCTAAACTTGGGGAAAACTTAGAAAAACTGGGCAACCCCAACGCCTTTGATGATAATTTAGCTTTTTGGAAAGCTAAATCAGAAGCCGACCAATATATTAACAGCATAACCCCAGCAGCGAAGAGCTCTGTGCTAACCAACACAATCAGGAAGGGCTCAATGCTCGCCAGGGTTAGCACCAACACTTTAAATATTTTGGGATCTTGGCTTAACCGAGGGTTTAAGGCTGGGACTGTTAGGGTTAGAGAAACCACCCTCAAAGGGGCGGCTGGGATTGATAAGGGTGTTAACCTCAAAAAACAATACGCCAAAATGTCTCGTAAGATATTCAAAGAGACGGGATACGATATTTCTAGAATGATCAAATTGGAAGACGACAAAAAACTTTTAGGAGAGAAATTCACCCACGCAGAAGGAGAGGGAACTATCAGAAAAGTTGGAAGGTTTTTTGAAAATACTACTTTTAAAGTGCTGGGAATTTCGGATAACATGGTAGCCACCAGTCAGTTTGTAGATTCGGCGGGGTTATTAGCAAAACAGTTTGCCAAGAAAAAAGGCTTAAAAGGACAGGCGCTAATTGAAGAAGAAAATAAGCTTTTAAGAGAGGCTTTTAGCCTGTCTCCACTAAGAACAGCGGAAGGCGACATTTTAAGGGAGATTGCAGTGGTGGACGCCATGAAGGCTACTTATACCGAAACAGGATCTTTGAGTACCGCGGCTCTTGATACTAAAAACTTAATTAACAAATACACGGGCGCTTTTAATGTTGGTGATTTAGAGGTGCCTTTCGTTAAAACGCCCGCCAATGTTATTGAGCAGTCAATGGACACCGCGGGGCTAGGGATGTTTAAAGGCTTAATAAAGCTTTACAAGGGCCTTGATGTCAAAGGCAAAGCTCTCAGGGGAACCTTGAAGGGTGGAGTAGATGAAAGAATGGTTAGAGATGGAGTCGAAGACTTAACCCGTGCGGGTGTAGGACTTCTGGGCGCTGCTGTTTTCGTTTCGACTATTAAGCCGGATGACTTTATGGGGGCTTACGACTACAGAAGAACAGACGAGGCTCAGCTTAAAAACGCTAACTATAACGCTATCAGGATCGGCGATAAATGGATTTCCCTTGACTACCTTGGACCCTTGCAGGCCCCAATTACGGGGATGCTGTACGCTAAGAAGTACGGAGGAGATGAAGGTATTATGAAGAAAGCCGAAAGGTACGCCCAAGGAGCGGGGAGGGCCTTCCTGGAAACCCCAGGGCTGGAGGCGTTTAGTAGTGATTATGAAATCGCCGTTGAGTGGTTGGAGAACGATTCAGCGAAAGCTACTGAAACAGTTAAGAAATCTCTAGGAAACCACCTAACCAGCTACACCCCAGGGATTTTAGTTGACCTTGCGAAAGCAACCGACCCCCTAGAGCGAGAAACCCGAGGAGAGACAATCCCCGAGACAACCATCAATAAGGCAAAGAGAAACATTCCAGGATTAAGACAAACACTCCCCTCCGCAATAAATGTGCACGGAGAAGAACGCAAAACCGAGTTGGGAATGGCCGGCTTAACTGGCGCAATTTCCCAAGTGATGTTCGGCTCACGGGTAAAGACCGCTAACACTGACGCGGCAGCTGAGGAAATCGCCCAACTATCTAAAGAGGGGCATGTGCCGAAGCTAACCAATCTTGAATGGTCTAACAGCTCTAAAGTTGGCAGACTGAAAGAGAAGGTAGGTGATGATTGGAGAGAGACTAAAATCGAGTTTGGACAAGGAGCCGCTAAAAGAATCAAAGAACTAATTGACAGCAAAGAATACCAAAACCTAACCCCAGAACAGAAGGCAGAAAGAATTGAAGAAGTCACTAAGGAATCACTAGAAGAGGTCTACGCTCAAAATGGAATCTGGGATGCCAACCAAGACCCAGTTAAAGCAAAAAGGAAATATGAGATGGGCAAAGTCAAAGAAAAATATGATAAACTGCTCTCCCAAGGGAAGGCTTCTGAAGCCAAAAAACTTCT